GGTGATGAAATTGATGCGTCAATCAATATTCGTGGTCGTGAATGGACAAATCCAAAAGACAATTCCGTTAAATATTTTAACACCATTGAAATTTGGAAAGTGGAAACAATCAAAGTTGAACAAAACGCACCGGAACAACCTACAAAAGTAAGTGAACCGGATGATGATATGCCGTTTTAATGAAATTACTCTTATCAAGTATAAACAAAGAATTGCGAAAAGCAATCAATGACCATTTGAAAAACACCGGTAAATCCTTGAACCAATTTTGCAAGGATGCCGGTGTTCAACAAAACCAAATGTGGATGTTCCTAAATCGTATTGATCCGGAACGTGGTTTGCATTCAAAAACAATTCAGAAAATCGGAAAATATTTTGAAAATAAGGTTTGAAAGCGAAAAAGACGTTGAAAATGAATTAAAAGTCATGAATCGCATTTGTCCTGATGGACAATTTAAAAAATTAGGTGAACATGATTTGGATTTTTTGGTTTACGATTTTAAAAACCATAAAAAAACCGGTTTGTGTTACATTGAGATAAAATGTTATAATGGAAATCATGATGATTATCCGACAACAATGGTTTCATGCATAAAGTACCGGAAAATGATGGAAAAACCATTGCCAACATACTTGTTCATTCAATGGAAAGATAAATTGGTTTACATCAACCGGAATGAAATAAGCGGTGAAAAACGTGTTGGTGGTCGTAAAGTTCGCGAGGGTTCGTCTAATGACCAAGAAATGATGATTTTTGTGCCAAATGAAAAATTCAAATTTTATGAATAACTTTGTTACATGGTTGTTCAATATCGAAATGGTTATCCGATTAGAGTATCAATTGAAAAATTGTTGGATGACTGCGGTATTGATGCCGGAACAATACAATTTTGTGCAGATTACACAATTAAACGTGCCGGAATACTATGGAAAGCACATTCACTTGATGATAAATTAAATGAATTTGTTAATTTAGCGGAAAATAATGGAATCAAAATTGCACGAACAAAGTTTTTTGGACAAATTCATTCAATATGGTTTGAAAAGCAAAAGGATAAAAACAATGAATGATGGATATCCTTTCATAAATGATGAAACGTGTGAATTTTTGGTCGATTTGTATTTGATTAAAGACACAAAAGTTGAAATGCGTGTGTCACCTTTTATGTTGCCGGTTGGATCACGATTCGAACACCAATCAGGAACGTATGAAGTGATGGAAATATTGACAAAGCATGGCGGAATTCAATTAATGTGCGAATGCGTATTTAATGACACAACATTGTTCAACATAGTTAATAATATGAGGAACAATAATAACTAAATAGGGGGCATGGTTTTCGATAATTGTTTGACGATAATATCTAAAATTTCCATTTTTTCCATGTCCCTTTCTTTTAAAATAATGAAATGAAAACATCCGTTTTAAAGCAAGATAAAATTAAACGTACCGGAATACATTCGAAAACGAAAACAAGCCGTTTAAAGACGTCTAAAAACTATAAGAAACGATACAAAGGTCAAGGTAAAAAGTAAAAGACTATGAATAACAAGATAAAACAAGTATTAAGAGCAATTGCCGGATTTATATTATTACCAATATTCATTGCAATATTCATGTGTGACCGGTTCATCCTGATATTCCTTTTTTGGATGGAATCAAAACGATTGAAAATTTGGTTGGACAACACACAAATGTTCATGTATTCATTGTTAAGGGTGTTCACTTGCCTTGTATTGTATTCCCTTTTTAAATTGGTTCAAATGTGGTTATTCTAAAAATCATTAACTTTGTTTTATGCCGAACAAAAAAGAACATAGTAAAAAAGAAAAAGCCATAAAAGACGCATTAATTCAGGCAATGCAAAAATCAATGGGTGTTGTTACGGAAGCGTGTAAGGTTGCCGGTCATGGTCGCACAACCTTTTATAAGTATTACAATACTGATCCGGTATTTCAAAAGGCGTGTGATGAATGCGAACATATTGCTTTGGATTTTGCCGAATCACAACTATATAAACAAATCAAAGATGGTTCAACAACCGCGACAATATTCTATTTAAAGACCAAAGGAAAACAACGTGGATATGTTGAACGTCAACAAATCGATATCAACAAAGGACAACCGGATTTGTCACATTTATCATCGGATGACCTGATTGCATTATTGAATGAGTAATGAACTAATTGATGCCGGAAAAGAATTGGTTCGCATTGAATTAGCGAAACGATATTTTTGGCGGTTTTGTTTGTTTTATGACCATGATTTTTTTTCACAACGTAAATTTTTTACGGACATCGCACAATCCTTTCAGGACATTGAGGAGGGCAAAATAAAATCATTGTCGGTATCATTACCGCCTCGTGCCGGAAAGTCATATTTGACATCATTATTTTGTGCATGGACATTAGGCAGAAATCCGGATCAATCGGTCATGCGGAACACTTGCACCGCTACATTGTACTTAAAATTCTCTTATGACGTTCGTGCAATACTCAAATCGGATAAATTTATGCGTGTCTTTAAGGATGTCAGGTTGTCAGATGACAAAGCGAATTTGCAAGGATGGAACACCAACAAATCAAAACAAGTTGGATATTTTGGTGCGGGTGTTGGCGGAACAATCATTGGATTCGGAGCAACAAAGGTTGGTATCACCGATGACTTATATCGCGGTATTGAGGATGCATTGAGTGACACCATAAATGACCGCATACACCAATGGAAGCAATCGACACATGATTCACGTTTTGAATCGGGATGCTCACGAATAGACATTGGAACACGTTGGTCATTGAACGATGTCATTGGTCGCAATTACGAACAAGGCATTTATGACCGGTCAATAAGCATTCCGGCATTAACTGAAAGCGGTGAATCCTTTTGTCCTGATGTCATGACAACACAAGAGTTCATTGACAAGCGTAAACACACCGCAAAGGAAATATGGATGGCGGAATATATGCAAGAACCTATTGATGTAAAAGGTCGATTATTTAACGAATTAACATTCATTGATCCGGACAAATTTGAACAACTTACAAAGGAACATCCAATTGAAGGGTGTGTCGCATATATTGATGTTGCGGACATGGGAGCGGATTACACCGCAATGTCGATTTGTGCCGTTGTAAACAACCAATTCTATTTGGTCGATTACCTGATGTCAAAAGCCAACACCGATGTCACAATTCCTTTGTGTGCGTCTAAACTGAATCAATGGGGTGCATCGTATTGTCGTGTCGAATCAAATTCAATGGGTGCGATGTTTGGTCGACATCTACAAAAGGAAACAAGCACAAAGATATTGCAAGTACATAACACCACAAACAAACAAACGCGAATCATTATGCAATCCGCATTCGTACAAAACAAATTTACGTTCCTGAAACAAACCGACGAATCATGTGAATTGTTTATTAGCAATGTAATGAGTTATTCAAAAGAGGGTAAAAACAAAAACGATGATGCACCGGATTGTATTGCCGGTTTAGGATTATTCGTTCAATCGATGTTCCGAAATCTTGTTTAATTTTTAATCAAATCAAATGTTTAAAATTTAATCATTAACTTTGTAACACAATGAAATTATAATGCAACAAAATTTTTGGGAAAAGTTTTTCGGAATTCGGATCAATCAAGATAACCGATACATTAATGATTGGTCACGAATGTTTCAAATGCAATCGCAAATTTGGGGAAAAAAGGATGCGGTGTGGATTGACACGAATAACGCATGGGAATTGTATATCGAAATTCCTGAATTACGTGCGGTAATTGAAAAACGTGCGTCAATGATGTCCGCAAATGTTCCATGTCTATATGACAAAAATGGTGACAAAGTTGAATCACATTGGATGATTGACATGATTAAACATCCAAACGCGATACAATCATGGTCGGATGTGGTGTTTTCTATTGGTGTTCAGGATGCATTGTATTCAAATACATTTTGTTATTCACCTGAAAGGATTGGAGGCATTCACAACTTGTTTGTTCCATTACCGGCAAACAAAGTAAAGATTCATTTGACCGGCAAGAAATTGAAACAAATGGATGCGGAAGATTTGGTTGATAAATTTACATTCAAATACGATGACCATTCCACAGAACGCATTGATTGGCGTGACATGGTGTATTTGGTCACCGATGATGGAATGAACATCATCAAACCAATATCAAGGATTGAAACATTGAAATATCCGTTGTCTAATATCAAAGCACAATATCACAAGCGAAATGTGTTGTTGGAAAACATTGGTGCAATCGGAATACTTTCGGCACAAAATAATGATTTGGGGGGTGCGATACCAATGACACCGGAAGAAAAAAAGAAGATTCAAAAGGATTGGTACAATAGACAAAAGGATGAGGTAATAATAACGGAAGCAAATGTGGATTGGAAACCAATGTCATATCCAACAAAAGATTTATTGTTGTTTGAGGAGTTAACGGCGGACAAACTTGCATTGATTGATGCGTTCGGATTGTCATATCACATATTTAGTTCGGATAAAGGTTCGACATTTACCAATGTTCGTGATTCGATCCGAATGGTTTATCAGGACACAATCATTCCTGAAACACAACAAATGTACGATTCAATCATGAAGCAATTTGGATTGGATGCGGATGGTTACTATTTAAAAGCGGATTTTTCACATTTGCCGGTGTTACAAGATGACATGGAAAGCAAGGCAATAACGCAAAAGATAAAAGCCGAAACACTTGAAAAAATTGTTGGTTTAGGTGTTGAATTAACACCGGATGAAATAAAAATATTAACGGATTTAAATACTCAAAAATAATGGGAAATTCACAATTGGATGCGATTGAAGAAATGGCATTACAAAATGGAACGTATGTTGTAAATGATACAACGGAATTCACCGCGTCAATTGATGCAATTTATGTTGCGGAAGATTCGGTGTTTACATCAATTAAAGTTGGTGGTGGTGACCGGAAAGATGATTACATTTCGACATCAGGCGGAACAATAAAAGCCGGTGTGATTATCGCACCAATTAGAGGTGTAAAATTTAGCGGTGTCCAATTGACATCCGGATCAATTGTTGTAATTAGAATGTAAAAATATGTTTTATTCGAATGGTGCATATAGTTTGTTTAAAGTTGACACACCGGTAATTTCCGGAGGTGCAACACCGCCATCATTTCAGGATATTTATTCATATGAATTTGATGGTGTTGATGATTATATTGATTGTAATAGTGCATCAAGTTCCATTAGTGGAGACAATGAGGGGACTGTTTCTTTATGGTTGCAACCTAATGACATTGTAAATGGACAAAGAATAATTTGTTTTAGTGCATCCACACAAACAAGACAATACTTAAACTTGACATTAACTGCAAGTGGTTTTCAGGTAGATATGAGAACATCTTCTTTTTCAACTACGGGATTTTCAGTCATTACAGACGTTAATCCTTTTAGTTTAGGAACTTGGATACATTTAGCAATAGTACAAGATGGAGTAAGTCCACAACTATATGTTGATGGTGTAGCAGTAGCACAAACATTTACAGTGCCTGACAATGACCAAAAGTGGTTAAATGATATGGGAAGTTTTGACTCTATAAACATAGGTAGACTTTTTACATCTGATTTAGACCAAAATTATTTTGATGGATTAGTAGACGAGGTTTCCTATTTTAGTAGTGCCTTAAGTTCTACCGACATAGAAACTATATACAACAATGGAGTTCCTAACAACTTAAATGAATTAAGTACATTACCAACAATATGGTATCGAATGGGCGAAGAAGCAACATTTGATGGTTCAAATTGGACATTAACGGATCAAGGTAGCGGTGGCAATAATGCGACAACACAAAACATGGCGGAAGCGTCAAGGGTTTTGGATGTACCGCCAACATTCAACACTAAATCCATATTACTTGATGGAATTGATGACGCAGTAGTTATAGGCACTGCAAGTTTAGGAATTACATCTACAATAAGCGTTTCCGCTTGGGTTAAAATACCCACAACAAATACAGGTGGAGGAGGTACAAATATTCAAGTAATTATTGCAGAAGACACAACGGGAAGTGGTCAAAGAAATTGGAATTTGTTTTGGAGAGGTGGAGGCATAGATAGTTTTTATTTTGCTATACACAATACAAATTTATCATCTTCATCTGCACAAAGTGTAGGAGTTACTCCCAATAGCGGACAATGGATTCATATATTAGCAACTTATGACGGAACGGCAAACGCTAACGGCATTAAATTATACATTGATGGTGTTCCAAATGCACAAGGTACTGCATCAAGTACGGGCATTAATTCCTTTACATCTTCAGAGCCAAATATAGGCAGATTAACAGGTCAAAACCAATGGAATTTTGAAGGCAACATAGACGAGGTTTCCGTATGGAATTCAGAATTATCAGCAAGTGATGTGACAAGTATTTACAATAGCGGTGTACCTAACAACTTAAATGATTTAAGCACACCACCATTATCTTGGTGGCGATGTGGTGATGGTGATACAAGTCCAACATTAACAGATAACGGAAGCGGTGGTAATGATGGAACAATGACAAACTTTACAACTTTTAGCACAGATGTGCCAACATAAAAACAATAATTAAAAAATAAAATATGTCACATTTACCGGACACATACATAATTGTAAACAATGCGGACTTGCTCAATGTAGACTTTTCACAAGTTGGTGAAACAAGTGAAAACACAATTCGAAAAAGTCTTGATGAAACATTGTTTGTTTTGAAATACGAACAAGAACACGAACCGACATTCATAATCGATGGAACGATTGTTCCGGTTGAAACATTAAGTCATGCGGAATGTTTGACGTTGATGTCAAGTCCTGAATGGACAGAACCCGAACCGGTAATTGAATAAAACATTATAAGATGAAAAACAACTTTTACAATTTAAAGGAATCTTTTGAAATAAAAGATATTGACACCGGATCAAGGCAAGTGGCGGTGTATCTTTCAAAATTTGATGCAATTGATTCCGACATGGACATCATCAAAAAAGGTGCATTTAAAAAATCCTTAAAAGAACGCGGAATAAAATCAACGTCAAATCGAAAGATTGCTTTTTTACGTCATCATGATTGGGAAAAGCAAATCGGAAAATTTGTTGAATTGGCGGAAGATGATTTCGGTCTTTATGCCGTTGGTCAACTTGGTCGTTCAACCGATGGTGATGATGCATTCATGGATTATCAGGATGGTATTATCAAGGAACATTCAATCGGATTTCAATACATACCGGACAAAATAAAGTTCGTAAAAGATGATACAATAAAAGGTGGGGGATATAACGAGATTAAAGAACTTATTCTTTGGGAGGGTTCGGCGGTCACCTTTGGTTCAAATGAACACACACACGTTGTCGGAATGAAAGGTCAAGAAAAAACCGACCACATTCAAAAGATAACAAACGATTTAAATCTTTGCATTCGTGCCATTACAAACGGAAAAGGAACGGATGAAAGATTGCATGAATTGGAAATGAAAATCAAATATTTAAATAGTCAATTAATTTTACTTGCAACGAATGATCCGGTCATTGACCAATCAAACGAAATCAAGTCAGAAGAGATTATCAAACCATTTGATTGGAATGCCGTTGTGCAAAAGATGAACAAATAAATAATTTTAAATTTTAAAACTTAAAAACGTGGAAAACACAAATTTAACACCGGAACAAGTCATCGAAAAATTAGATGGAATGTTTACGGAAAAAATGACAAATGTGCCAACGAACGATGATGTGAAAGCATTAAAAGAGGAGTTGGAAGCATTAAAAGGTCTTGAGGCAAAGAATCAGGACATTGAAAAAAGTATTGCAAAATTCGAAGGAAGAATTGAGGCAATGAGTGAAAAAGCGGTTGAACCTAAATTGGAAAAACTTTCATTAGGAAAAGCAATTGCAAAAACCTACACCGACAACATCGAAAAAATCAAGGATGCGGTTGAAAAAGGGACAAAAATTAGTCTTTCTGTAAAGGATACAACAATCGCGGATTATACCGGTGATTATGCTTTAACTGATTTTGATTCGGAAGTTGATAGAACGGTTCGTAATCGTTACGGAATTCTCGAAAATGTCAACACCGGTGCAACGGATTCAAAGTTCGTTACATATGTTCAACAAACCGCAGATTCCGATGGAAGATGGGTTGGCGAGGGTGTCGCAAAAACTGAAAGCGAACCAACATGGTCAGAAATTTCGGAGGAAGTTAAGAAATTAGCAACTTATGTGAAAGTTTCAAAAGAAATGTTGGAAGATTTATCATTCATTCGTGGTGAAATAAACAACGATTTAATGTCGGGAGTTCGTGAATCAATCGAAAACGCATTATTGAATGGTGCGGGTGGTACATCAATCAATGGTCTTTTGGACGCATCTATGGGATTACCAACATTCGGTGCGGGTGTATTTGCAAACGCAATTCAGGATGCGAACATTTCCGATTTATTAAGATGTGTAAAGGCACAAATTGAAGCGGTTAATTTCACACCAACACACGTTGTTTTGAATCCACAAGATATCGCGACAATTCAATTGACGAAAGGTTCGGATTCAACATATACATATCCAATGTATTTACCAACACAAAGTGGTGATGGTGAAATGATTATCGCCGGAATGCGTGTAATTAGTTCAACTTATATGACTGCCGGAAATTATCTTGTTGGTGATTTAAGCAAAGTGAACGTAAAATTCAGAAACAACATCAATATGAGTGTTGGTCTTGATGCGGATGATTTCACAAGAAACATGATAACAATTTTGGCGGAAGCAAGATTGGTGTCATATGTGAAAAACAATCAAAAACCGGCGTTTGTTTATGGTGATATTAGTGATGATATTGATTTAATTTTAGCACCTTAATAACTTTTAAACACACATCATGGAAAGTAAAAAACCAATAAAAAACAAGTCAAGAAAAAAGAAACCGGTCAATGTAAAGGTCGACACGAAAAATGTTGATGTTGAATTTGATAGGGATGAAAATGGTGATGTCGAATTTGATATTGATACCAAAAAATTTGATGCACACTATTCAAAAAAGGGTGACGAATACACATTGGAAGTTGATATTGATAACGATGGCATTTATGACTTTGTCGCAAATGGGGATGCGTCTTTCATGAAAAAGAATCAAGTGTGGAAAGTGACCGGAAAGGTTTTAAAATTGTGGCTCAAATCTAAATTTGGAAAAAGGAAAAAATAATGGCTCTAATAACAACATCGGATTTCATTAATAAGTGGGAATTAAGTACCGGAATGTATTCAACAAATAAGTTGACTGAATATATTGAAAGATACGAACAACAATATTTGCGTCAACTTTTCGGAGTTGATTTATATAATGCTTTCGTGTCCGATTTGGATTCAAACATTCCGCAATCACCGAACTTTAAATTGGTGTTTGATCCGCTTTATGTTGATGAAAATCTTTATTACATGATTGAAAGTCGTGGAATTTTAGATATGTTAAAAGGGTTTATTTATTTCGAGTATGCAAAGGATTTGATGAATCAACAAACACCATTTGGAAACGTACAACAAACAACCGAAAATTCAGTTGTTGTGAACACCTTGCAAACGATGATGTATGCAAGATATAACGAATCGATTACAACGTATCAAAACATTCGTAACTATATGTTACTGAATGGTTCGTTGGCAATTGGTCAAGTGGTCACAATAGCGTTGAACAATGCCGGAAGTGGTTACACAACATCAACGGATGTTGCGACAACCGGCGGAAGTGGTTCAGGATGTTCGGTTGATATTGTTGAAACCGGTGGTGTAATTGATTCGGTCACGATTAACAAGGTCGGAAAAGGTTACAAAGTTGGCGAAACATTGACAATCGTTGGCGGAAACAATGATGGAACGATTACAATTTCCTATGTTGGAAAGGGTGATTTTTCAGATTATAATGGTATTGACAAAGGAACGGCATATTGGATATGACAAAAGAAATCACACAAATCATCAATGGTTTGATTTCAGACATCGACAACACGATTGATGGTGTATGGGATGCGATAAATGAACGAACAAATGTTTGCAAAACAAAATGGTCGCGTGTCGGCAAAATTGTTTCGGATGACATTGGACGCGAATATCGTGTAACGGAAATTGAAATCGATGAGTGGATAAAGGCAACACCGGTTGATCCGGCAAATCTTGATCCGTTGAATGGTGTGATTTATCTTTCAAGTCCTTTTTATATATCAGGAACAAAGATTGCAACCAACAATGAATGGACATTGAGTTCAAACAACTTGACCGAAAAAACGCCGTTGGCGTGGTTGCTTGAAATCATTCGTGTGCAAAAATTTGGTCGCGGAAACACGATTGACTTTGAAAGCAACATTCGATTGTTTTTTTTGGATGAAACCGATATTCGGAATTATTACACAAAAGACCATCGCGAGAATGTTGTTTATCCGATGCAAAATTTAGCAATGGAGTTCATTGAAGTCATTCAAAAGAATCGACAATTTGCAACACTTGATGAATGGGAATTGATTACATTTTCAAGATTCGGTGTTGAACAAGACAACGGAATGTTTCAAAACATACTTGATGCAAATTTAAGTGGTGTGGAATTACGAGTTAATTTGACAAAATACAAAGTGAATTGCAAATGTTAATTCACAAAGGGTGGTCACCTGATAACCAAAAATTTTAATACTAATACTCTAAAAAAAATAAAATTATGAGTTTAGGATGTAATTGCGAAGCGGGTTTGTCTAATACCGGACAACCGAATTGCGTGCCGATTTTTTCGGTTACAAGTGGTCTTATCATGGTGCCGTTAAAAGCAAATGATGGGACGTTAAATGGTCTTGATTTATCGGCAAGTGTTCCGGTTTGGTCGAATTTAATAAATGAAACGGATTCATCGAAAAGATGGTTTCCAATTGGTGCATTTGAAAATGTGGAATTGCCAAAAGCGGATTCACAATTTGAGGAAGCAAATTCAGGAAAAATGGCGTTTTTGCGTCAAGGGAAAAGAAGTTTTTCGGGCGAATTATGGTCGGAGGATTCGACACCAACATTGCTTGGAAAACTACAATTGAATCGATGTGTTGATTTCGGTGTTTACATTGTTGATGTAAATGGAAATTTAATTGGTTCAAAAGCGGATGGGTATCTTTATCCAATACCGGTTGACAATCCATCGTTTGATCCGCGTTTTATGTTTGCAACGGATTCAACTGTTCAAAAACTAATGGTTGGTTTTGACGTTGATAGATTGTTTGATGAATCAACGATGTATATGGTAACACCTGAAGAAGCCGGAATAAATTTCAATGACCTTGATGGTTTGGTTGATGTTAATTTAACGGAAGATTCATTGAGTGCAACAACACTTGTGACAACCGCGACATTTGACTATGGAACGGCGTACAATCCTTTAAAATATAAAGGTGCCGGTTCACCATCGGATTGGGACATTTACGATTCAACCGGTGCGGTTGTTCCCCTCGCAGTAGGTGGGGTTTCTGAAGCACCCGATGGAACATATTCAATCACATTGGTTGGATTATCGGTTGGTGATGTTTATGAATTTAGAACATCGAAAGATGGTTTCGAGGGTAAATTGACATTTACGGCGGTTTAATTTTGACACATAAGTAGTTGAAAGGGGTGGTGATTTTCGTCACCCCTTTTTTACAAAAACTAAAAAAATTGATAAAATGTTTGCAAAATTAAAAATTCCATTTAAGGTCATTTTTAAGCGATTTAAACAACTTTCCTTTTTCGTTAGTATCTTACTATCAAAAACGCGAGAAAGTAAAAAAGTCAGTAGTGGCGAGGTTTACAAAGCCGAAAAAATGCAACCACAAAAAAAGGCGAAAAGCATAAACAAAAAGAAATTAAAAAAAATTCAACGTAAAAAATGAGTTTATTTGGTGATACGGCAATCGGTTATTTGATCCGGCGTGTGGAAACATTGAACGCGGATTTGGTATGGTTGCGAGTATTTCAAAATGAACCTTTTAAACGATGGATTATGGATTTGGTTCGGCAAGACCAATTATTCAAAAAAGGTATTGATGAAACCGGTGATGTTATTGGAACGTATTCGGAAGCAACCGAAATGATGAATCCGCAAAAAGTAGCCGGAACACATTACACACTTTTTGACACCGGTGATTTTTACAATTCATTTGTTATTTTTGTAGGAAAACAAGTTTTTGAAATCGAAGCGGACACGATTAAAATGGAAAATGAAAATTGGTGGGTTCGGAATAATATTTCAAAGGAATCAATTTTAGGATTAACGGATGAAAATAAAGATAAATTGGCTCAAAAGGTTAAGGAAAAATACATCAACGAAGCACGAATATTACTCGGAATTAGATGAAATTCCTTTGCATAATTTTATCAAATGTCAAAAAGGTGAATATGAATTTGTACGAAAAAGTAAGTCAGGAACGAATAAATTGGATGAATCACATTGGTTGGGTATATATGACCAATACATTAAGGAATTCGGTCTTGGTAAATTACACACAAAGTTGTTGGAATCAATGCGAAAAAAAGCAATCCTACAATGTGAATTTGTCGAAAAACGTGACCGATTCAAAATGACTTTGATTGATATGCAAATAACAAAATTAAACGGCATGATGGCAAACGCCGGTTCAGGAATAACGATTGAACAAACATTGATTCATTTATCAAAATGGATGGGACAATGGATTGACATAAAAAAAATAAAGGCAAAAGAATATTTTAATTTGGTTCGCGAATACGAACGATTTAATAAACAAAGCAATGGCAAAGATTAGAGCAAACGAATTATTTGAAAAAGAGGATATTTTTCAAGGCATCCGCGAAAGTGCGGAAAAGACAATGGTCACTTTGGACAAAATCGATGATGAGTTCAAAAAGATTGGTGCAACCTTAAAAAACGATATTTCAAAAGCGAAATTTGGCGGTGCAAAAGAGTTAAAAGAGTTTATGCAAATGGTCGAGAAAGCGAACAATTTGCAACGCGATACAATCAAACTTGAAAAGGAAAAAGCCATTGCCGAACAACAATCGGAAAAACTTAAACAACAAAAAATCCGAACGCAAACCGCCGAAAATAGGCAACAAGAACGGATCAACAAGCAAAAGCAAAAAGCGGTAAAACTTGCAAAGGATGAAAAAGATGCCTATAAACAACTTGTAAAAGCAACAAGGGATTTAAAAAACGAATCAAAAACTTTGGGTGCGGAATTGTTACATCTTGAGCAAACCGGAAAAAAGAACACAAAACAATACCATAAATTAGAACAACAATATAAACGTGTCACAAAATCCGCACAACAAGGTGATGCACAATTAAAAAAACTTGACAAACAAGTCGGTGACAACTTTCGAAATGTTGGAAATTATACCGGTGCATTAAACAAGTTGCGTGGCGGTTTGGCACAATTGGGATTGGCATTTGGAATTGGAACAATTGTTCGAAGTGGTGTTGAATCAATAATTGATTTTGACAAAGCGGTTGCGGATTTAAGTGCAATCACCGGTGCAAGTGGTAAAGACTTACAATTCTTTAAAGAACAAGCAAGGGAATTGGGAATCGAAGTTGATGGTGGTGCAAGTGCAGTTCTTGAAGCATATAAATTAATAGGTTCGGCAAAACCTGAATTGCTTGAAAACGCACAAGCATTGAATGAAGTCACCAAAAGTGCGATTCTATTATCACAAGCATCCGGATTGGATTTGCCTGAAGCATCGAAAAATTTAACAAGTGCATTAAATCAATTTAAAGCACCGGCGGAAGAGTCGGCAAAGTTTGTAAATGTGTTGGCAAATGGTGCGAAATTTGGTTCGGCGGAAATACCACAAATCACCGATGCATTATTGAAATTTGGTGGTGTTGCGGATGGTTTCAACGTGTCAATTGAGGAATCGGTGGCAATGATTGAATTATTAAAACCATCATTTAAAGAAAGTGCGGAAGTTGGTACGGCATTAAGAAACATAATGTTGAAAATGTCCGCACCGGAAGGAACGCCAAAACTTGCAAAAGAATTTGCAAAAGCCGGAATAAATGTAGAAAAACTTTCGGATAAATCATTAACATTTGAAGAGCGTGTTCGGACATTATTGCCATTATTGGAAGATGAAAATGCATTGGTCAAGGTATTTGGTGCAGAAAATATTGTTGGTGCAAAGGCAATGTTGACACAAGTTGATGCAATTTCCGAAATGGAAAATAAAATGCACACACTTGGAACGGCACAAGAACAAGCAAACACAAGAACGCAAACATTAGGTCATGCATTAACGGAATTAAAAAATGCATTCACCGATTTATTTCTTGGAATAACAGATGGCGAAAATTCGATGCAAGGTTTTACAACATTTATTCAATGGATTGCAACAAATTTACCGCAAATTGTTAGTGTTGTGTATAAATTGATTCGTGCGTTTGTTGTTTATAAAGCGTCTTTAATTGCATTAAATACAATTCAAAAGGTTTATCGAATGGGTTTGTCGGGAATTGGTCAAGCAATAATGCGAAACATACCATTGACAAAGCAATATAATAAGGAACAAAAAAGATTGGTAAAACTAAAAAAAGAAGGAATTACCGAAACAAACCGATTTTCCAACGCATTAAAGGGTGTTGGATGGTCGATTGCAATAAGTCTTGCAATTGAATTTGCAAGTGCATTATGGGATGCGGTAAGCGGTGCAAAGGAATTAAGAGCGGAAGAAGAACGCCGAAATAAACAAAATTCATTAAATGAAGCACAAACAAGAAAATCACAAGATGTTGCGGATGCCGTAACAAAGAAAATATTGGAACGAAAGGAAGAGGAGTTTCGTAAAAATGATTTGTTAATTCGACAAAAAAAATTGGATGCCAATACGCAAAAAGAAAAAAATAAATTAACGAAAGAGGGTTTGCAAAATCAAGCGGATATCGTTACCGGATTAAAAAATGAAACTTTGCAATTAAAAAACAAAGCGGATGCGGAATTAACGAATTTAAAATTAGCTTTAAAAAACGCAAAAAATGCCACAAAAACCGTCCCCAATTATGTATATAATGCACAACGCGATGTGCTTGTAAAATCAGGAACGCGAACAATATCTGCTCGTGATCCGGTAAAAATTGCGTCATTGACCGCAAGAGTTGGTGCAAAGCCGGTTGAAATTCAAGCATTAACAGATTTGTATGGTGAATTGAAAAAAAATGAAGAGGAGTTAATTTTACAAGTAAAAGAAGAAATTGTTCAAAGGGATGCATTAAATAGAACAACAACAAAAGGTGTTTCGACATCAACCGAAACAATAAAAACATTTAACACACAATTAAAAGATACAAATGACTATTTATCAAGGCAAATTGATTTGCAACAACAATTGATTCAAATTGAACAAGACCGCGAATTGATTACGTCACAAAAAGACATTGATGCGGAGTTTGAAAGGCAATTAAAATTAATTGAAGAAACCGGGAAATTTGATGCCAATTTATTAAACCAAATGATTCAAGAAAAAACCAAATTAGAAAAAGGTTTCATTGACCAACGTGTTCAATATGAAATGGATGCCGTTGACCGAAAAATTGAACAAACGGAACAAAAAGAAATGGATGCGTTGATAAAAGAGCGTGACCGGTTACTTGGACAAAAAGACATCACAATAGACGCAATTGATAAAATCAATGCGGATTTTGATATAAAGGATGATGAACTTGTTGAAGAACAAACCCAAAGACGAAAAGACGCGGAAACCGAAAAACTAATAATTCATGAACAAGGAATAAATGACAAAAAAGAATTGGACAATGAAGCATTGGAAAGTTTTGAGGATTACAATCAACAATTGGTTGATTCATCAACCGATGCGGATAAAAAAATATTTGAAACAACGGATGCATTGGTCAAAGCAAGTGCGGATTATTTCATTAAACAATCGAACCGAAAAATTGACGCAATTGAAGAAGAAATTTCGATGGCAGAAAAACAAGCGGACACGTTGCGAACTTTGGCGGAACAAGGAAACATTGATGCAAAAGAATCTTTGGCGGAACAACAAAAAATAATCGCGGAGGGTAATCGCAAAAAGTTAGAAGAACAACAAAGGCAACAACGAATCCAATTGGCTCAAAGTGTTTTTTCAACGTACAATTCAAAAATTCAATCAAATTCAAAAAATCCATTAGCGGAAACAATTCGCGACACACAAGTTTTAAATCAATTCATTCAGTCATTACCAACATTTGAAAGTGGTATTGATGACACCGGAACAAATGGTCGTGGAATCGATGGAAAAGGCGGTTTCCTTTCCGTATTACATCCAAACGAACGTGTTGTGCCAAAAGCATTGAATGAACAAATTGGAGGTCTTACAAACGATGAATTGAGTAATTTGGCAATGGAATACCAAAACGGAAAAATTGTTCGTTCGGATTCACAAGTTTCAAGTGCGTTGGAATTGGCGGTTTTGGTTAATCGATTGGATAATTTAACACAAGTTATTCAGGACAAACCCGAAACAAATATTCAATTGGGTGAAATCACACAAGGTGCAATGGAAATTGTTAAATCAACAAAACAAGGAAACACAATTGTTTATAACAGATACAAAGTAAAATGAGGCATTTCTTAAACAATATTGAAATATCACCGCGAAACCGAAATGAAATTGGTGTTGTTGCGGATTTTTCCGGCAATCCTGAATTCGTTCAATTGAATGTTGATTCGGTTATTTTACCGCGTGAGGCAAACGAATTGATCCGAAACCACATCACGAATGTTGGATTGTTTGAGGGTATTCCATACGATGTTGAAACAAGCGGTGTGACGTTACAATATTACGTTGATTTGGTTGATGGTGTCAAGGTTCGTGACCATGAAATCGAAGTGAAATTAAAAAAGCGTAATGCATTAGATAATTTCAAAGAACGTGCGGATGGAACAACATTTGAATTGATGTTAGAAAAAGGCGTAATTTTTAACACATCCAAAGTTCCGTTTTTTGTAATTAAAGACAATCAAGGTGAATTACTTTTAAATATTGCGATTACCGGTTTCATTATGGGTGAGGCATTAATTCAGGCAACAAAAGAAACGGCGGAAGCATTTAACCAATTGCAAGGTGCATTGACACCATCAATTCCGCCGGAAGTCGATTTGGGGGGTATTCTCGAGGCATCATTGAATTTAATTGTAAAACTTGCATATTATTTCGCCTTGATTATTATTGTCATAAAACTTGCAAAACAATTATTGAACATATTATTTCCATCCAAAAAGTTTTTACCGGCGTGTTATTTTACCGAATTATTAACAAAAGGATGTGAATATCTTGGTTTTACGTTTGAAAGTGATTTATTCAATCAATATCCACATTTTGCATTGTTACCCGTACCATTGACGCGAGATAGGGAAAGCGTGTTTGGTGATATTTCGTTCAATAATCTTGAAACATTTCCATTTTCAAAAGGTGTTCCATCATCATCCGATTCGGTGTCAACATTTGGTCAATTTATCGATTCGCTTGAAACAATGTTTAATGCAAAATTGATTGTTCGCAATGGTGTTGTCAGGATTGAAAGACGCGATTGGCTACAAAACCAAACCATTAACGTAATTGAACCGGCGTTGTCATTACAATCCGATAGGGATAACGAATATACATATAACACCGATGAAATTTGGAAACGATATTACATCCGATATTCTTTGGATTATTCAGATTTACACACACTTGATTCGGTGACATACGACAACCATGATGCGGAATTTTCAACCGAACCTAATTTTCCGGTCACACATGATGATTTAATTACAATAAAAGGATTGAATGAAGTCCCAATTCCGTATTCATTAGGCTCAAGAAAAACGCAATTAAATTTTGTGGAAAAAGTGGCAAGGGAATTATTTGAAACGATTGACAATATTATTAATGTTTTCGGCGGATCATCAAGTTTGACATCACTAATTGATTCAAGGAAAGATTGTTTGCAAATTAGTCAATTATATTTCAGTACAACAAAAGTATTGTATGGACAAACCGGTGCAATTAAACCAAATGAGTTGATTCAGGAACAAAATTATTTTGATTTTATATCCGCAAATTCTTTATGGAACAATTTTCATCAAATAAACGAAATTCAACAAAATGATTTTATAATCATTGAAAATGCACGTATTCGATTAAGTCATTCAGAATTCGTAACTTTGCTAAACAATAATTATGCGGAAATCAATGGTGTTTTGGTTGAAATTTTAAAAATTGAGTGGATTGATGAACAAAGTTTTGCACAAATCACGTACAAACAACGTGAAAACTACGCATCAAACAAGGTGATAACATTAACAATTGATGAATAATGGATGATTTTAAAAATTTAGCAAAAGAAATGTCCAAAAACATGGACAAATTGCGTGAAATAAATCAAAAAGCGTTGGAATCAATAATGGAACACGATCCGGAAAAGGTTTCACAGATTATAAAAGACAATAAAGATTTGCAAAAAGCATTTGATGAAAAAGATTTGAATAAAATAATCAACATACAACAAAAATATGCCGATTACGATAACAAATAATAGTTTGCGCGATATTTGGGGAAACGTCACAACGTATTTACGCGGAAATGTGGGTGATTTTATACAATCGGAATTGTCAATTACCGAAAATATTTCGGTAAATACTGCGGAATCAAATACATTGCAACAAAACGGATTAACAAACATTATCACATGGGTTGGTGGTGATTTTGAATCGGAGGGTTTCAGGAGTGGTCAAACAATTGAAATTTTAAGATATACAATATTAACCGGTGCAACATTAGATTCGACAACAACAACGATTGATTGGGTTTCGGGTTCGGAAATAAAAGTTGCGTCAACTTTGGGTACATGGTACACATTGCCTGATGAAGCGGTGCGAATAATAGCACAAGACCAACGTGATGGTTTGGAATTAAACGTCAATATGGTTGGCAATGGTTCACAAGGTTCGGAATTTTCGTTGATTGATGGTGAGGTCACAACATTTAATTTTGATTTGACCGGTGCGTCACCTTTTCTTGGAACACAAGTTGGTAACAAATCGGGAATGTTTGCGGTAACGTCAAATTTGACTTTAATATCATCAACGGCAACACAAAGATTTTACACTTTGGAAATTAATTTCGAAATGAGTGGGTTGTACAACACCGCAAATTTTGATTTTAACAATTGTTTGAAATTATACGCAAAACAAAGGTGGCAAACAAACATCGGCGAACCCTTTGACAATACCATTGAAATATTTAATGATGATGCCGACACCGGTTGGTTTAATCAACCATTTAACACCGGAGTAATTGACGCAACAATTGTTCAATCGATTTCGGAAATCAGTTATTGTGAACCAACAACAATTGAATTCATTGTGGATTCGGCATCAAGTGATTTTGGTCTTGGTGGTGCTTATGTTTCCGGTCAGGATACATATTATAAGGTTCAACCAAACACCGCGACAAATTACGCAATGATGATTCCAACAACCGATATGTTTGTTGGTCAAAGTTTGGTATCACAAGCAAATGATGAAACGGCGAAATGGTTTTTGGAATATCAATCAATTGTCACAAGCGGAACACAACACACAATCACCGCATTAATCACACCATCACCGGCATTTGCTAATTTTATGGCAAATCGTTCACAAGGTGACCGAACATTCTATTTTTGGTGTCGATTTGGTAACGTGAATTTGTTGGTTTTTAATGGTCAATTAACGTGTTCACCAAAGGAAACGCAACCATTGGAAATGATTGTTTCGGATTATTTTGACCATTCAGAAAACACAACTTTTTCAAGTGATTTGGTAAGGGGTTACACCGGAAATGTTGAAGATGATTTTGCATTTCTTGGAAAGTTTAAATTCCCTGAAAATGTCGAAATGAATTTTTTGAATGCGAGAATTGAAGCGTACAACATTACAAGCGAAGATAAATTTACATTACAACAAGTAAATTTCAATTTGAATGGAATTCCTATTGTAAACAACCAAATGGTTTTGGCATTAGAATCACCGGTTTTGACTGAATTGCCAACAACATCAAAAAAACGTGTTGCATCTTTGACAAACGATTCAACACTTTCAGTTCCGGCGAAATCCTATGGTGTTAATTTATACTTTCCTTACATATATCGTTGGGAAACGTGGATTGCACAAATCAATGCAAATGCGGATTTTTTTCCTGACAAACAAGTTCGGAATTATGTACCATTTGGAAATCAAGATGATTGGAAATTGCGTTTGGTTGTTGAAAATGTGCGAACGGAAACAAACAATTATGGAATCGATGAATTGGTCAATTATCAATACACCGATTTTATAAATATTGATGACTACAATCATGATCCGAATATTTTGCAAGAAATTGAATTATATATCGATAGCACATCACAAAATGTTCAAGTTGTAACGGAGGGATTATTGATGCGAGTTGTGGCAACACACACGTTTGTTGATGGTTCGGCATGGATTACTAATTCAGTTTGGGGAATGATTACTATTGAACCAAAAGAATCGAATCCGCGTTGGATATCATCAACCGCGATTGATTACGACAACAATCTTTCAAATCCATTATTTCCTTTAAGCGGTTTGCGTTGTGATTTGACATTTCCAACACCGGATGTTGCAAGATTGGAATGCTTTTTTGATCCGGACAAAATAGATTTATCAAATGGTGTAAAATTTACATCAAAAATAAAAGGTTGCAATGATGGTGACGTTGTGAAATTAATGACAGACGGACAACAAAAATTGACCACATCAGGACAAACAAAAATAAAAACATAATACAATGGGACAACAAATAAATCAATACACATTAAACCGAACAACATTCGGTGATGATGATTATTATGACATCGACTATTGGGATGGTGCAACATATCAAACCGCAAAAATTAAGGGTTCGGTATTAAAAGCCGGTATAAGTGGAATAGGAATGTATTCACAAACAAGTGCATCGACACCGATAACAAACACAACAACGGAAACATCATTGTTCGATGGTGCAACATCGGTTGGAACATTGCAAGTGTTACCGGCTCAATTCAATATTGGTGATTCATTTCATTGTAAAATTGGTGGATTTGTAAGTTGTTTAAATAATTCGGACGTGACAATTAGGGTGATGTCAAACATCGGAACGCCACAAGAATCAATTCTTGCCGACACCGGCATAATTCAATTGCCGACAATGTCAAATCGGGTTTTTGAAATTGAATTGGATTTTACAATTCGCACACTTGGAAATCCAACACAAGCGTCAATTATCACAATGGGGGAACTTAATTATGTGCAAAATACCGGAACATCATTTGAGGGTTCAAACTTTTGTTTGTTAAATAACACAACTTTCAACACAGTAATTGGAAACAATTTGAACGTAACTTGGGAATGGGCAACGGCAAGTGCGTCAAATTCAATCACAACCGATATTGTTAATTTAAGAAAAACATATTAAAAGATTATGTGCGATTGTCTACAACTTACAATTAGAGCAACAACCGGCCCAACAATTTATGTTGAACCGATTGCCGGAACATACAATGGAAGTTCATATTGGTATTTTACACACGATGGTCAAGATATTTATATTTGGGACATTGGGGGAGGTGGCACATCTTGGTTGTATTCCGATGCTTTAGGTGGCGGAACAACATATGGAAGATTTGCACCATCACCGGCGGTCAGTTGTCCTGAAGCATCATTAAATCCCAATCCGGTTTTGGGTTGGACAGACACTACAACTTTTCCAAATTTAAAGATATTTACAACATTAGGTGTTCCATGTCCGGAGGATAATTGTGGAAATCAAGACCGAACATATAAAAGATATGAATCAATAAAATTGCCGGAAGTGTTTCAAGAACAAGATAGGGGATTAAAGGATTGTTGTTGTAAATACAATGTTTTAGGTGATGCAAGTGGTGATTCATTTAAGAACGATGTCACAAGTGCATGGATAAAATTGAGTGATCCGAGTGATACCGGAACATTTATTTTGAAAAAGAATGGTGTTGCAACAACATACACACCAACATCAAATCAGTTTATAAATGAACAAAATGCACGATATACAACTATTGATTGGGGTGCGGTATTGACATCGGATGGTGTTGGTTGTTACACAATAGAAATTGAATATAATATTTCCGGCGTAATTGGAACGATTGTTTGGGGTACATATATTTTAGAACCATATACAATTCAAAATGCATTGCACACCGCGAGGGTAAAAGCAATATTTAATGGATATCAAGAAATTGAACAAATCAATTTTTCAGGTTCTGAAATTGAATCAACATTTAGGTTTGCCGGTTACATTGGCAATCGACAACCGAACACCGAAATCGATAATATTATTTATCAAAACCGCGAAATGAAACGTGTCATTCGCGAGAATTTAAATAGTTATGAAATATTTACCGATCCGGTTGATGAATGCATTACAAGACCATTGATTGATTTATTTCTTTTAAGTGAAAACCAACTATTCATTTCGGATTATAATGCACACAATCATTCGTATCGTTATCAGGATGTCGCGGTGATTGTTGATGAAAGCCCATCGGTTGAATATTACGATTTTTCAAGAAAAGCAAAATTGACATGTAAAGTTTCCGATAAATTTAAAAATAAACGTACATACTATAAATAAAAGACAATGAAAGGGATGGAAAATTTTGGTGATATTATCGCAATGGGAATTGGAATGTTGGGTGCGTTTCTGAAAGGTCTAAAAAAGCATTTAAAACCGCCGACAATAATTTTGGCGTGTGTCATTGCCGGTATTTTAACCTATTCGGTGACCGGTGTGATTGAAGTGTTTTATCATGAGGCAACACCAAAAATTGTCATTTTAATATCATTTGTTGTTGGTTGGATTTCAAACGAATTGATTTCAACATTGGATAATGCAATCGGTGATTTGTACGAAATTGGAATTCAATATTTAAAAAATAAATTTAATAAAGGGGGTAAAAAATGAAATATGTTTTGTCGATATTTTTATTGGTTAGTACAATGTCATTTGCGGAAAAATGTGACACAACAATCCAATGTTCCGGTAATGTAAAAACAACAACAATTGTCTATGAAAATGATACGTTGTTCCACATGGATCAAAAAGATTCATTGGTTCATGAAGTCATTATTGAAAAAATTATCGAAGTTTCAAACGATGTTTACAAATCCGTAAAACAAAAAGATTATGGTCGTGTGATTTGTGGTTTGTTGATTCTTTGTTTTGTTGGGTATTCATTTTATAAAAGAAAAAAATGTCAGGAAAAAAAGAATTAAATCTTTCGGAAATCAATTTCGTTGGAATGGATGATAACGAATATTTGAGAATTGAAACCGAAAAGAATCAAATATATTTACATCACACCGCCGGACGTTCATCGGGTGTTCGTTGCATTAGACATTGGAACGATGACAAACGTGGTCGCGTGGCAACGTGTGTTGTAATTTCGGGAAAGGATGCAAAGATGTCCAAAGATGGTGAAATTTGTCAAGCATTCAGTTCTAAATATTGGGCATATCATTTGGGAGTAAAAAGCGAAATATTTAAATCACAAGATGTTCCGTACAAATTACTTGATAAAAATTCAATCGGTATTGAAATATGCAATTGGGGATATTTAACGGAACGTGATGGAAAGTTTTACAATTATGTCAATGGTCTTGTTCCTGAAAATGAGGTTACAATTTTAGAAACACCATACAAAAACAAACGATATTGGCATCGATATACTGATGCACAAATTGAATCAGTTCGTCAATTACTTGTATTTTGGCACAAGCGTTATGGCATATCAATCACATACAATGATTGCGATATGTGGCAAGTTTCAAAAAGGGCGTTACGCGGTGAAAATGGGTTGTTTTCACACAATTCGGTGCGTCCTGATAAACTTGATATTTATCCATGTCCACGAATGATTGAAATGCTCAAAGAATTATGAAAATAGAACAACACGAAAAGAACGTCCATGTTTTAAAATTAAAGGGTAATAAATGCCAAATTGCAATGTTGTCCGATTTACATTGGGACAATCCAAAATGCGATTGGAAATTGTTAAAAAAACACATGGATTATTGTTTAGATCATTCTATTCCGATACACATAAACGGCGATTTTTACTGCTGTATGATGGGGAAATTTGACAGAAGAGCATCAAAATCCGGAATTAGACCAATGCACAATGTCGATAATTATTTGGATTCATTAATTGATACAAGTGTTGAATGGTTCAAACCATACGCACATTTAATTGCGTTGGTTTCTTATGGCAATCACGAAACCGCAATCACGAAAGTACATGAAACGGATTTATTGGAAAGATTCGCATCAAAAATGAATTTAAGTGAGGGAACAAATATTCAGGTTGGCGGATATGGTGGTTGGTTAGTTGTTGAATTGGAACAACATGGTGCGGTTCAACCTTTTAGAATAAAATATCATCATGGTTTATCAAAAGGTGCGAGTGTCGTTACAAAGGGTGCTATTGACTTAAGCCGTTCAATGGCAATCACAGAATCAATGGATGTATTTACTCAAGGGCATATACATCAATCAATGTCGCGGAATGATGTACGCGAAACAATCGTTGCAAATAAATCAGGATATCGCGTTAAACCGCAACAAATTCATCACATGATTACCGGAACATATAAAGAGGAATACTTTGGTGTTGGCGGTATGGGTTGGCATTATTCTCGCGGAGCGGAGGCACGTGCATTGGGTGGGCGTTTGTTGACATTATCATTTAAAAGGGTTCAAAACGGAAAAGCAAGAAACATTGTGAAACACGTTGATTCGTGCCGTTTTCCGATGTAATCCGAAAAAAGATAAAATTTTTTTAATTTTTTTTTACTTCCTGAATCCTAATGTTTACAAGGGTTTAAGGAAATCATCACCATTTATTTTAATTTTCAACGAAAAAAAAGTTTGGTGGATTCAAATGTTTGATTAACTTTACAAGTGTCAAGCAATTACAAACAATTAAAAAATAGAAAAAATGGATTCAGTTAAAATAAACAAACAGATTTCAATTATTACAAACAATAGTGTTGTATCGTTTAAAAAGAAATCGGATTTTTGGAAAAGTGATTTTGTAAAAAACACAAAAACATTTCAAGTTACAAGTAGTGTAAACAATAATTCAGTTATAAAAAAATTTAAATCATTTGGATTTATTGTTGATGTGGATAATTCTTGGGGTTTTGATTGGGATGTAAAACTAATTGTACGAAAAAAATAAATAAAACCGGCGGTGTAAAAACCGCCTTTTAAACTTTAAAAAAAATGGAAACAAAAGAACTACAAAAAGCAATCGACACAATGGATCAAATTTCATTTGTGATAAAATCGGCGGAAAACAAAATGCGATATCTTGATGAATAGCGGAAAAATTTAATTGGTTACTTTCCTGAATTGGTAAAAACCTATTCGCACAAAATCGTTATTATGCAAATGTCAATTGAAAGATTAAATCAACGATTGGAACGTCAAACCGAAAACATTAAAAATTTAATAAAAAATTAAAACCATGAAAAGAAAAGAATATCAGAACGCGATTAAAACACTATTATTTGGATTTACATTTGTTTTCATAGCTTGTTGGCTATATTACAAGGCAATGTGGTTGTTATGCTCTTAAAACGCATTAAAATCGATATTAAAATAATTGCATCAATCAAGGAATTGATGAATTGTTTGACAACAAAAAAAAGTTAAAAATCTTTTTTGGCTCGAAATCCCTTATTCCATTGGGGTTTCGGGTTTTTTTATACAATCAAAATGCAATCAAATAAGAAATTAACCGAAATAAAATTTGGTGGTTTAAAATAAATAGTTACCTTTACAAATGTCAAGCAATTACAAACAATAAAAAACACACAATGAAAAATTTAATCGGACAAACAATAAAAGAAATCAAGATAACAGACTATAAAACCGTTGTATACTTTGAGTCAGGTATGAGTCTTCATACTATAATCACAGAGCATGGAGTTAAAACTCAATATTATATAGACTTAGATAGGGAGATAGTAGAGCTTTAATAATCAATAATCAATAAAAACAAATAAAATGGAAAATAAATATTTAATTTGCGGTAATGATTCAGGATTGACCGCAACAAAAAATCTTGAAAACGATTCAATTGAAATTACATTAACGCCATTGATCCGGTCATGGAACAATGAAACCGAAATGGTTGATGTTGAAATTGAAATTGTTTCTGCAATGTATTACACTTATAATTCGCAACATCCGATTGTCCTGAATGAAAAAATGGAAATGGATTTGGATGAACAAGTGGCGGAATATGTCAACAAAAATATCGATTCATTTGATTACGATTTTTATTCAGATGAAAATTATCAACCATCCGATTTCGCATCGGAAATAAACCACAAAGGAAATGAATGATTTAATGCAGTTACAAAACAAAGCCGGTGAAATATTAATCAAGGCAAAAGGACACAAAGGTCGATTGGACATTTACATAAAATATGAATCTTTAGGTGATGAATATATAAAAGACAAAGAGATGTTTAATTCTTTGATGTTGGAATACAAAAAAATTATTAATGAAATTCAAATTTTGGTTTATGAAAAATATGTTTAATTTGTACCGGATCATGAAGTTTTGGAAAACAAAATCAGGTCATTATGACAAAGGTGGTTCATTCAATATAAATCTTTATTTACAATATTTAAAAGCACGACAATAATGGAAAGTTTAATGCAAAAAATCGAATACAAGGTCGCAAAAGATGATTTGTTGCGACAATGCCGAAAACGTGAAAAGGTCTTTAAAAGGATGTTTATTTACAATTTAATGTCGAACCATGACATTCAGGTCACACACATTGGTCGATTCTTTAATCGGAATCATGCGTCAATAATTAATGGTTTGAAAACATACAACAATTTAAAGTCCTCAAAAGATGCCGAATTGATTTCGGTGCTTTCAAATTACATGGAATTTTTTGAACAATATGACATTAAAAAAATTGAATATTCAATTCGAAAGGATGTCGAAAATGCAACAACATTTCGTGACATTGGAATCATGCGGAAAAGATTAGAAAACAATTTGTATTACGATTTAAAACGAAAAAGAAATGGCGGAAAATAAAAAATCTTTTATTCTATATTGTGACATCATTCACACAATCGAAAAACTTGATGATGTTGATGCCGGAAAGCTATTTAAACACGTTTTAGAGTACGTTAATGACATGAATCCTGAAACGAATCATTTGATTACGCAAATCGCATTCGAACCAATTAAACAACAATTGAAACGTGATTTAAAAAAATACGAAAGATTGTGTTCGCAAAATGTAGAAAACGCAAAAAAGCGATGGCAAAATAAAAATGCGACCGCATCCGACCGCATAAAAACCGATGCGAAAAATACCGATAATGAAAATGAAAATGAAAATGATATACTAAAAAGAAAAAATATATTAAAAAAGAAATTGGATGAATACGTTCGGGAATACGGAAAGCAATTAATTTATGACTTTTTTCTTTATTGGTCGGAACATGGTGACAATGACCGAAAGATGCGATTTGAAAAGGAACGAACATTTGGTATCAAGGCAAGGTTGAACACTTGGAAAAATCGTGCAAATGGAAAATATGACAATCCAAATCAAAAATTTAAATCCGCGTGGTCATGAAAGATTTTAAAATTACAAAGTCCGGTGATGTCATTGATAAACTTTTTATTTATCGGGACAAATATCACGAACGCGGAAAATATCTTGGATTCAAAAACTTACATGACCATTATTCAATGATGTTGGGAAATTGCACCGATTGGTCGGGTTTCCCGATGTCAGGAAAAACACAATTTTTAATGGAATGTTTATTGAACACATCAAAATTCTATGGTTGGAAACATTTGGTTTATTTTCCTGATGTTGGAAATCAAGTTGAAATAATTGCGGATTTGATTCATAAGGTCACCGGAAAAACATTTGATCCGGAAAAGATTAACGCAATACAAGACCATGAAATTGTCAAATCGATTGATTGGATAACCGAACATTTTAAAGTGCTTACAAAACGTAATGTAAAAGCAAAATTGTCACCTTATCAATTTTGGGATTATGCGGTTGAATTAAAGAAATCGGAGGGTTTGGAAACGGCATCAATTGATTCGTGGAAAGATATGTATCACGACACATCAAGATTTGCAAGGGATGACAAATATTTGGAGGATGTTTTATCGTATCGCAATCACATCGCGGAAAATAATGAATTGCATTTGCACACAATTATTCATCCAAAATTGACCGAAAAAGAAAATGGAATTCGCAAATCCCCAAATCCATATGACCTCAAAGGAGGAAGTGAATGGATCAACAATGGAAAAAACATGATTACGATACACCGCGAGGATATTACAACGAATAATGTTGATGTATATTTTCATAAAATCAAACCACGTTCGAATGGAAATGTTGGTCGGATTCAAATGTTTTTTGACATCAATAAATTTGTATATTATGACGAAATTGGTATTCATCGCGAAAAGGTATTTGCACAAAAACAATAAAAAATGGAAGTGAATGTATTATTGGCACAAATAGATTTGAAAGCAAATATTTTAAAAATCCAAAGTTCATTGGAGGAAATAAAATTGAAACAACCGCATCGAACGGATGTAATTAATTCAATGCAACAATCGGAACGTGATTTGATTTGTGTCCTGAATACAATGCAAAAAATGGAAAGTGAATTACAAATACAACACAACCGAATTATGTCATTAGAACGATTAAATTTGGAATTAAAAACACAAATAAAAACATTAAAATTTTGAAAACAATATCAGTTGGTTCGGATTTTTCCGGTGTTGGTGCATTTGATTTTGCAATTCAACGTGTTGCGGAACAAAAAGGTTTTAACGTGAAAAATATATTTGCGTGTGATTGGGACAAATTTGCACGGCAAAGTTATTTGGCAAATCATGATGCACCGGAATATTATCCGCACGATGTTTATGAAAGGGATATTCCCAAACAACCTTTGGATTTTTATATGTCATCACCGCCATGTCAAGGTTTCAGTCTTTCCGGATCACGAAAATCAAAAGAAGATGATAAAAGAAATATTTTGTTTTATAATTCACACGAATTTATTGTCAAGAACAAACCACGATATTTTGTTTTTGAAAATGTTCGTGGTTTAATGAGTCACGAAAACGGAAACACATTTCAGGAATGGATTAATTTATTGGGAGGCAAAAGTGTTAATGGTTTGCCGGTATTATTTCCACACGATAAAAGTGTACCATATCACATTTATTATGCAGTATTAAACACAAAGAAAATTGCAAACATTCCACAAAATCGTGAACGTGTTTTCATTATTGGAATTCGTGATGATGCGGATAATAATTTTAGATTTCCTATTGAACAACCTTTGACAATTAAATTAAAAGATTTATTGGAGGACAATGTTAATAAAAAATATTTTTTGTCGTATAAAATGATAAAGTATTTTTTAAATAATACTAAAAAACAAAAAGAAAAAGGTAATGGCTTTAAATGGTCACCAATGGAAAAAGACGAAACATATTTGTGTAATGCAGTCACAACAAAATTTGGTTCACGAATGGATGACACATTTTTAAAAATACCAACAAATAATAAAAAAGGTTTTGAAAAATTGTATTTAGATGATAGTTTAAATTTGGATTTTGTAAAAAGCACGACACGAAGAGGGAGGGTTGGGCATAAAGTATCACAAACAA